TACTCTCAATCCAACGAATCGCAACCTGCCCAGAAAGAGTGATTGCCTCTGCGTTTGCTAGTTTGTAATAACGGAAGTACTGATTGCCAATAGCACCATAAGCAGAGTTAAGAGAAATCTTTTTTGCCATTTGAATGTTATTGCACCTGGCAATTTCCTTTTCCAGTTCTTTTGTTTTTTTCTTTTCATATTGCTTCTTTGCAACAATCATTTTGTCCTTGAATATAACACGGTCGTTATACATTTTCTCCATTAACTCAGGAAGAAATCCACGAACATCCTTACGGAACATGGCGCCATTAGGACAGACCGCATAATCCTTATACATCTCAAATGTAAGTTCCTGATTGAGAATCTTATCTACAGTTGCGGTAGGGTGCCTTTGTTCAACAAGAGTTTCTGGGCTCACATTAAACTGCATAATCAGGTGTGGATATAGACTGTTTAAGTCAAAGTTAACAACCCAATCATACTTACCAGGAACAGGTTCCTTTACATAAGCACCAGCATACTTCTCATCTTTTTGAGATTTGTTTTTAGGGGGAATTACAACATTTCTTTTCTTAAGATAATTGTAGATAATCGTATCCCAAACACGAACTTGATAAAACACATCAGCATAATTTACCTTTGCATCATATGCCATCGTAAGAGCAAGTTCAATCAACTTCATCTTGTCTTCCAAACGGTCAACAAGTTCTACGTCAACAATATTATATTCAATAAACTTCTGCCATCCCTCAGTATAGAAGTCCTTAAAGGTATCAAACTCAGAGTGGTCAAGTTTCTTCTGTCCGAGTTCAACCTCAGCAATATAATCCAAACGATAAGATTCCTGTGCTTTATAAGTGAACTTCTTATATAACTCAAGGTAATCCAACTGAGTCAAACCACCGACATCAAATGTAGTATGCTTACGACCAGTGATATAAAGTTCTTTCTCAGTAACCAATCCCCAATTAGAGAATCGTTTCATTAACTTTTCACCAAGAACACGATTTAATCGTTTGCAGATATATGGGATATCATAAAGTTGAATATTCCATCCTGTGACTACATCAGGAACATCAGTCATCCAATAGTTAATAAAGTGATTGAGAAGTTGATATTCACTCGGACAATGATGATAAGTTACATCAGCACGAGTATTGTTAAATGGTTTAACTCCCCAAGTAATAATCTTTTTAGTTGTATAATCCTGAACAGAGATTGCAAGAATTTCTTCAATACAAGATTCTACATCAGGGAATCCAGATTCGGACCCAACCTCAATATCTAAAGTTACAAGTTTGATTTTACTGATATCAAACTTAATCTCATCTTCAGGATACTTCTCTGAAATATATTGATAGACATAACGATCATTCCCGTAGATATCAAACCCATCTACATTCTCATACTTTTTATAAAACTCACGACAATCTCGAACTGTCCCCGGTCTTATTGGTTCTACATTCTCTCCACTTAAATTTTTATACTTTGATTCTTTTTTACTATTTACATATAATGTTGGGAAGAACTCATCTCTGTTTTCAAATCTTTTACCATTTTCTACACCACGAACCAGAAACTGATTCCCTATCAATTGAACATTAGTATAAAAGGTTTGATTCATTCTTTGGTAAGATCCTGGTATTTTTCAAGAAGTGTTGGTGTGGGAGTTACAAGTGTTAGAATTTTTTCAGAACTCATCATACAAGTATCCTCTTTTGTATATCCCATTAGAAATGGTTCTAAAGTTTGATCTTTAGAGACTACAAATGGTTTTACTAACTTACAATCTGGTTCTCCAATATCGGCACCAACTTCTTCAATCTGTGAGACCAATATCTGGTTGTTCGTCAGAACTAACACTTTGATTGTCTTTTCCATAGTTTACAACATCATCAATATACATTTGTTTTAATTTTTCTGTTGGGTTTACGATTGTAACAACCCAATCAGCAGGAACAGGAATTTCTTCATCAGTAGTCAAAGGCATCCAAGGATGAAGTCTAACTTGATATCCCATTTTTTGAGGACCTTTATCTACATTCTCTTCGGTAAGAAGATTTGGAGATTGCATCTTTACAATACAAGGTCTGTTTAGATAATATCCGATGACTCGTTTTTCTTCATCTTCACCAAAAACCATTTCCTTAATATCTGAGATTAAGTCTTCTCCTGACTTAAGCAGCAAAAGTTTTACAGTCATTTTACCTCCATACTTATGAGTATTATAGCAGAAAAAAAAGGAGGAGTCAATCTGGGTTTTGCCAGATGCTCCTCGCGACAACGATATTCGAAAGTATTTATAGGTAAGTTTTTCGTGTGTGATGTTCTGGAACAATTTTTCCTAGTCGAATGACAAGTAGTCCGTCTTCAAAGGCGACTTCTCGGACTTCGGTGTCGTCGGAGAGAGTCCATGCCCTAGTAAAACTTCTTTGAGCCAGACCCTTGTGGACAAACGTCCTGTCCGATTCTGTATCTGATTTTTTCCCTTCGACAAAAAGTTTTCCATACTCTGTGAATACATTGACCTCCTCCTTTTTGAATCCGGCAAGAGCAATCTCTAAATGAGATTCTACACTATTTACCCGAATTAAATTATAAGGTGGATAATTATTTGTGGTTTCGTGAACATTAAAAAAACGATTTAAGTAATCGTCCATTCCAATACTATTGCGTGTAATCCTATCCATCAAGGCAGGTAGATCCGCAGCAGTATAACGTGCAGGGTTAGTCATTATGGTAGCTCCTTAGAAAGCGAGTTGTGTTTTGTGGACCCCGAAGGCATCCAAACATATTTATAGCACGGATAATAAAAAAAGGGAGTGTGGAACTCCCTACTTTATTACTCGGTTTCTACTGCTTTGGTTTTCTTACCAATATTGTATTTCTGTTCTAAAATCCATTCACCTTTCTCTTTGAAGGGAAGAACTTTAATTTGATTAAGTGGTGCAATATCAAGAACAGAATCTTCTTTAACAATCGCAATCAATCCCCAATCTGCAAGAAGACGAACAATACGATTTCTTCTCTGAACATCGTTTACAGTCAGATTTGCGTGTTTACCATCAAGGGCAAATAGTTCTTTAAAGTGAGTGATATAATATCTACCCTGCTTATGAAGAATGTGAGCACTCTGGTAGAGTTTTTTCTCCTTTCTCGATGCAACTCCGATACGAGTGAGAGTTTCTCTTACTTTAAGAAAATCATCTGGTTCGTTCAAAGTGACTTCGACCATCATGTCGGGAGTCCAATTTACTTGTGGTTCAATTGTTTGGTTAGTCATTTCATTCCGCCAGTTTCAAGTCG